GGTGGCGCTCTTGAAGACCATCTTGTTCGTTTGATGACTAACGCTTTTGCAAACGACATTGAAGATCTTGCAATTAATGGTACTGGAGCAGGCGGAGACGCTTTCCTTAACATTATGGAAGGTTTTGTTTCAAAGGTACAGGATGGAGACTCACACGAGTCTATCGTAACAGTTACTGATAATAACTGGACAACACCAGTACTTCAGGATATCATCCTTGCAATGCCACGTAAGTATCGTGCAATCAAGAACAATCTTAAGTTCTATGCTGGTACAGATGCATTCCAGGGAATCGTCAAGAACAACGGTACACTTGCTGATGCAATTGCAGAAGCATTTACACCACGTCTTGGTGGAACAGGAGCAATGCGTCAGTCATACTATGACGGCAATGCTCAGACATTTGGTGGAGCACGTACAACTCGTGTTCTCGGTGTTGAAGTTCAGGAAGTTCCTTACTACCCTGCAGGTTATGTAGATCTTACATTCCCTCAGAACCGTGTATGGGGATTCCAACGTGATATCACTGTAAACCGTTTCTACCAACCAAAGAAGGACACAATTGAGTACACAGTATTCGTCCGCTTTGGTATTCAGTGGGAAGAACTTGATGCAGTTGCATTCGCAACAGCAGCAGCAAACTCATAATCGCTGAAACAATTTATAGGGAGGGTAGCGTAAAAACTACCCTCCTTATTCAATTTTAGGAGCAATATGTCATATCCAGGAACACCACAGAATCACACACACGTTGCTGAAGGAGTTATTCAATCTTTAGGAACCCCTGGTGTTATTATTATGGGTCCAAGCGGTTTGCAAGTTAATACTTTGGGAACATCTGGGGCAACGCTTGGAGATACATCTGGACCAAATGCTGTAAATCCATCTGGAACACCAAATGGAATTCGTTTACCACTACAAAATAATTTTGGTAAAGGAAGAAGACGGCGCTAATTCTGGTATAATGACATAGGAGGAACTAATGTCTATTATTGAAGATTTGTCTAAAAAGACTGTTATGGAAATAAAGTCTTATGCAAAGAAGAACAATATTGACCTATTCGGGGTAAGCACAAAGGCTCACATGCTTGAAGTTATTGCTAGTTGGACACCAAAAGAAGAAACAGAAAAACTAACAAAAATAAAAGAAACAGCACCAGAGAAGGTAGCAATATTTTCAGAAAGAAACGTATTCTGGAATGGTGTTGGAGAAGTCGTAAAAGGCTATAATATTGTAAGCAAGGAGGTTTCCGAAAAGTGGCTAACTCATAAGTCGGTTCGCATTGCGACCCCACAAGAAGTAGCAAAACACTACGGTAAATAATAATGATAGTTCTAAGACTCCCACCATTTCCACTAGAAGTAAAGTATGATGTGCCAGAGGCAAATACAGAATATTTTTTATATATTGAAAACGATGATGAAACAGTGTCTGGATCAAACACGCTAACATCAAATTCAAACTCTCAAATTACTTATACTTTAACTGGAGATTTTGTAAAATATGACAACGATTACAATGTAACAATATATGAGTCAGTTGATGAAGAGCCAGGAAATCTTGTAGTTGAAGACATATTAACTGTAGTTAGGCCATATGTCAATCCTAATACACTAGGCACAACTGCTACAGAAATTGCAAATGCTTCATATAATGAAAGAATTGCCAGAGCAATTATTGACTCTGTGGTTGGAACTAGATTTACATTTGAGAAAAAAATACTTGAAACTGTAGGACAAGGAACAGACTACATGCCACTATGGAACTCTGCATATAAAATTAATCAAGTATATGAAAATGGAAAATTAGTTTTTGATATATCTGAAAATATTCCAGCACTTGATGGCTATAATTATTTAATAACAAAAGATACCACAGCAATAGTAAAAGTTGCTACAGACTCTTCATCGTCAGACTCTTTTAATCGTGCAGAAAGAAAACCATTAAAATATAGAGATGCAGGCTCAGACTCATTTTATGCATATGCTCCATATGAAAATTTTGACAATCTATGGACGAACACAAAAAATCCTTCAGTAAGTTTTCCAGAAGGATATGATTATATTTTTGTATATGAGGCAGGGTATAAAGTAATTCCTAATGATATACGTGAAGCAACATTAATGTTAATTGATGATATTGCTTGTGGCAAAATGGATCACTATAAGGCTTACGTTTCAGACTATAAAACAGATCAGTTTAGTTTAAAATATAATTCTTCAAAGTTTTCAGGTACTGGAAATATTTTAGTTGACACCATTTTAGATAAATATATAACAGATCTTCGTACGCCAGGGATATTGTAATGAGTAAGGTATGTGAAAATACCGACTTCATGTTTCCCATGCTTGCGGATGTTTATTACCCAATAGTTGACCAAGGCGCATATGGAAATGTAAAAAAGCAATGGATTCTTGATAGACAATTTGCATGTAATTTTGTTATAAAAGGAACCGCATCTTCTGATGAAGAAGTTAAGCCAAATGTAAATATAACAAAAGAAAGTATTCTAATAGGAAGATCAAAAACGGACATTAGAGTTTCTAGTCAAAAACAAATGAACTCATTAACTAATATAGTTGTAACAAACATTAAGACACATGATGAGCCTACTATATATTTAGAAACTTCAGGACCAAGATCAGGACATTCAACAATATATGAAATAGCATCCATAGAGCCAATTATAGGATTTTTAAATAAAATAGAATACTACAAGGTAATTTTAAGACGTTCCGAAAATCAGGCAACAGATATATGACAAAACTAATAATAAACACTAAACAATTAACTAAAGATATTAAAAATATTATTGATTATTCAGAAGGTTTTTTAGAAGGTGTGCAAAAGGGTAAAAAAAGATTTTTTGGAAATCTTGGAAAAATGCTTGTAGAGTCAGCAAAACAATTTGTTGATTCTAGCGCAAGACTTAACCCTTCAATGCTTCACCATGTTTATGAGTGGCAGCAAACTGGAAGCCCAAATGCAAGATTATTTAATCTTAATTATTTTGTTAATGACTATGGACTATCTTTTAATTATACATTCTCTCAATCATCAACAATTAAGGATGGATCAAACCAACCATTCTATGACAAGGCAAGAATTATGGAACAAGGAATCCCAGTTACTATTGCTCCCATAAGATCAGACGTTCTTGCGTTTGATTATAACGGAGAAGAAGTATTTACTAGAAATGAAGTTACAGTTAATAATCCTGGAGGAGATTTAGTTAAAGGATCATTTGAAAAAGTATATTCTGAATTTTTTACAAAATATTTTAGCCAAGCATTTTTAAAGACAAGCGGTATAATTGATTATTTAGAAAATCCAGTTTTGTACAAAACAAATTTTTCAAAAGGAAAAAATCGTGGAAGACAACTTGGATTACAGGTTGGATATAGTTGGATAGGAAATGCGGGAACACTAAATGGCTAATAACTCTTTATTAAATACACCAACACTATGGGTAAATAAATATCTTCAATCTAAATTAACTAATTTAATAGGCATTGGCGTACCATTTTTCCCTACAACTCCAAGTACAATTGATGATCTTACAGAGCAGTGGATTGTTGTTGATGACCAAAGATATGGATACTCTGGGGTTATGGCAACCTGGGATAGATTATTTAGAATGAATAAAAAAGGTTTTCCCCATATTAAGTGTGAGCAATTAATGTATTATTTTTATGGAACAACAGATGGAGTAACCGAAAAAATGGTGCAGGTACAGGAAGCCGTTTTACGACTTTTAGACAGAATGGATGAATCAGCACAGGAGGTCAATGATTGGTGCTCTAATCGCCAGGTAAACCTTGGTACAGCCACTGTGGAGGATCTTATAGACTGCCAGTTCTACTTCCATAATTTTAAGGTATACCAACTTGAAGAAGTAAGGGATATTATTGATTTTGGAACTGCTCGTACTTATGGCGGAAATAAAATTATTATTGAATTTGACTACCATAGCATAGGTGATATTTCTAACCCTGGCTGGAAGCCAGAAACTCCACCAGCACAAAAAATAACAATTTAAAAGGCTGTTATAATTAAACTTGAGGAAACAGCGCCAAACAACTTAATAACCCTATTTAGGAAAAAGAGGTGAAAATATGGCTAACTATAGTCGTGGTACATCAACTAACATTATCGTTGGTGCAGCAGCAGTATTTATTGCTGACACAACACTAACACCAGCAGACGTAACTGCTTTTGAGTCTTCAAAGACTTACAGAGATACACTTACAAATGATGCTGATTACACCAATGTTGGTTACACAATGAATGGTCTTGAACTGCAGTTCCAACCTGACTTCGGTGAAGTTAGAGTTGACCAGATTCTTGACGTTGCTAAACTTTACAAGCAGGGTATGCAGGTAAACCTTGCTACTGCTTTTGCTGAAGCAACACTAGAAAACCTTCTTCTTTCTTTGGCTTATAACGATGACGAACTTTCAGGAACAAAGTCAACTTCAAACGGAAGAGCATTGAATCTTTCCGCAGGAGATATCGGCGAATGTCCAGTTGAACGTGCTATCGTTGCAGTAGGCCCAGGAACAGGAGACTGCGTAGATTCTTCTTACGTAGAGCGTGTTTACACAGCATACCGTGCACTTTCTATTGAAAATGTTACAGTATCAGCAAAGCGTGACGAAGCATCTATGTTTGAGGTTTCATTCCGTCTTCTTCCAGAAGACACATCAGGTTCATATGGTAAGATCGTAGATCGTACCTGGACACCTGCTTCATAATTTAATAGATTATACGACAGGCCCATCTCTTCGGAGGTGGGCTTTGTTGTTTGGTATAATGAAATAATGGCTACTAGAATATATAATGTACAAAAAATAAAGTTAATTAATGGCAGAGAACTTGAACTTGGTCCATTAAAAATAAAATACCTAAGAGATTTTATGGATTGTTTCCATAAAGTTAATGAGTCAAGTACAGAAGATGAAGCCATATCTATTTTGGTTGAATGCGTAAGAATAGCAATGGAGCAGTATTGCCCAGAAATATCAACATCAACAGAACTTATTGAAGACAACATGGACCTTCCAACTGTATATAAAGTTTTAGATATTGCTGGTGGAATAGAAGTAAGTAGTAATTCAGAAGAAAATGTAAAAGATCAGGCAATAAAGTCAGATGAAAAAACATCATGGAAAGACCTAGATCTTGCTAAACTTGAGTCTGAAATTTTTACGTTGGGAATTTGGAAAGATTATGACCAATTAGAAAGAAATTTATCAATGCCTGAACTAGTAGCAACAATGTCTGCAATTAGAGAATTAAGTTATCAAGAAAAAAAGTTTATGGCAGCAATTCAAGGAGTAGATATTGATTCCCAGGCTGGAGAAACAAAGGGACAAAAAGAATGGGATGACCTAAAAGCAAGAGTATTTTCTAAAGGTGCTACAGATGATTCCAATGATGTTTTGGCACTGCAGGGAGTTAATGCACAAAAGGCTGGATTTGGTATTGGCTTAGGCTTAGATTATGAAGACCTAAAAGACCCTTCTGTTATGCTATAATTAACTTAACCTTATAGGAGGGGTAAAA